GAAAAAGTTGAGTTCATGTCCGATATTGATGTACATAGTCATCATGGGACTGCAATGGCTATTGCACGATCTGTACTTAACGAAGGTATGTCATTGTTCAGTGCATTTGCAATGCTGCTTAATTATCAACGCTACGGCAAGATGCCTGGAATGTGTACCGTTGTTGAATGGTCTGTTCGTGATGAATCACAACACGCTGAAGGAATGGCTAAATTATTTCGGGAGTTCTGCGATGAACATCCAAGGGTAGTGAACGATGATTTTAAGAAAGATATTTACGAAATGTTCCGCACTGCAGTCAAGCTTGAAGACAAGGTTATTGATCTTGCGTATGAGATGGGTGACTTGGAAGGTTTGTCATCGGGAGATGTCAAGCAGTACATTCGCTACCTCGCAGACAGACGTTTACTCCAACTTGGCCTCAAGCCGAACTGGAAGGTTAAGGAGAATCCTCTACCGTGGATGGAGGAGTTGCTTGGTGGTAGTTCTATTTCCAACTTTTTTGAGAAAAGGGTCACGGATTACAACGCACACGGATTAAATGGCGAGGATTGGGGATGGTAAGTTTTAGATTTCACAATGTGTTTGGGTTGTCTGCAGAGACTGTGCAGTCTCAACCAGTGCTTGGATGGAAAGAAGACGAGGACATCGATGATGCCCAAGTGTTCTTTTTCGATGGTTATGTGATTAACATTCCATTCTGTAAAATTATGATCGGAGAAATTTTCGAGATATTTGAATAGTTTCACTCTCCAGTGAGTTTGCCCCGCTAGTCGGGGCTTTTTTATGGAGCCATTGGTATAGTCTCAGCAGCCTGTGGAGTCTGAGGTATGACTCGTTGTTGTAATGCTTTCATTTCAGCAATCGATGCATCTGGAGCTTTAGTCACTTCTTGTTGAGCGACTTTAGATGTTGTGACTGCTGTTGGAGCGGCTGTTAACAACGAAGAATACATTTCAAATTTATCAGCAATTGCTAACGCATCTTTTTGATCAAGTTTTTCACCTTTAAGTGCTCTTTCCATCAACTTTAATTCTTGATTGTTAAACAAAGCCAAGCTTTTTGGATTTCGAGCAATCATACCGACAACAATGTTTTTAACACCTTGAGCCGCAATTGCACCTTGATAGTACACTGCTCTAAGAATTTGCAATGCGCCTTCCATTGTTTTTGCATTACTTGCGGCTGTTCGCTCAGTTGTAAATCCAGTAAGTCGAGGATCAAATTTTGATTGAATATCAGAAATAGCTTTCAAAGTTTTTGATAATTGAACACTATCCCCTGATCCAGACAAGAACGAATTACTACGCAATTCTTTCAATGCTTCAGGGCTTCCAAGCTTTTTAAAATCATACACAACCATACCCTGAGATTCAGAATTTGGAATCTTATACTTAGACATGAAATCTTCAAATGCAACACGTCTTAACTTAGTGTAGGCATCAGGATTTGTTTTTCGAAGAAGACTTGAAAACATTCGAAGTTCTTCTTTAGAAGACTCTGACATCTTCTTGGCTACTTCTGATGCGTCCAAGTTTGGATAATCTTCCCCAAAGAATTTATACAATGGTGCGTTTTCTATACGAGCTAACGCCTGTCGATGAGCATCGGATTTTCGTTTAAAGTTATCAATTTGCTTTGCTACATCACCTCGAATACCAAACGTATCTGCTCTGTTTGCCACATCACCAATACCTTCCTTGATATTCAAAGCCATCAGTTTGAAAAATGTTTGTTGACCAGAAACATCGAGATTCTTGATAGCACTGATGAGTTCTGTGTTACCGGACTCAACCAGACCATTATAAAATGCTGATTCTTCAAATTTGACTTTACCGAAACCAACATCATTTAGTTTTCGCATTTGATCCATTAGTTCTTTTGGAGGCATACTTACCAAATCATCAAACTGCTTCATAAATAAGTTTGTAGCTTTCAAACCACCTTCAGTGTCTAACATCGAAGGACTGTTATACACTTCTCTCAATCGATCTTTAATCGGCTGAAGCGGAAGTCTGACATCGGTTGGTATCTTAGCCCATAAAGCATCTTCTGTTTTAGAAAAACTAGCTCTTAAATTATTAACCTTAGTGTTCATTCGAGAACCAAGGGTATTTAACTCAGTTGGTGTTAATGGTTTAACTCCATCGAGCAATCCTAAATCAGCTTGTAATGATTTTTCGATCAAAGCCGAACGCTTCTGCATTGACTCAACCGTTGATGCCACGCCTTCATTTGCAACCGCTCTAATTGCAGCTTCTTTACCGCCAATTTTTAAAGCATTTGCTTCAGCGGCTGTTACAGGGCGACGTGGATCAAATCCTTGACGTGGTGCTAATGATTTAACTTTACCACCAACACCCTGTGGCATTACTATACCAAGTCCAATTTGTAATAATGGTTTATCATCAAAGTAATCACGGGTAAGAATAACGTTACTCACTGCACCTGCAGTACCTGCCGCAAGTATTCCAAGCGGTCCAAATGGCGCGCCAAACGGAGCACCTTGAACAAAACCAGATGCAGCCTGGAAAGCTAAGTCACCTGTAATTTCTTCAGGGGGTTTAGTTGGTAATCCAGTTAACTCGTTGATCTCACCTTTAAGTGTTTCAGCCATTTGAGTTGGCTTTTCAGCAACCCCTGTCATGGTTGCAACTGCAGAAGGTACGTCCATTGGCATTGAACCCAAATCAGTTAACCCACTAACAGCACCGCCTAAAACAGCCGCTCCAAGCGAAGGTTTTTGAGTAGGGGTAGGTACTGATGCTTGGGCTGCTGTAGACTGTTGAGTTCGTTGTAGAGCTTCTTGTTGAAGTCTACGCATTTCTGCTTCTGTTATGCTCATATCCTATCCTTATTGAACCTGACCTTGGCTTCGATAATAGGCTGCTAAAGCCATTTTAGCTTCAGGTGTTGCTCTGTTGTATGCATCACTACCAATTAAGTTTGGATCAGCTGCCCGAGTTGGATCAACTGTCCCATCAGGTAAAATCCAAACACCACCAAACAATCGAGGATTAGGAAGACCTAATTCTGTTCTGGTTTGCTCTTCAAGTTCATCAAAGTTTAATGCGTCACTGAGTTTTAATGTATTCTTATCGCCCATTTCAGCAAACTTTGCTTGAGCGTTATCTGCTGTTTGGCGAGCAATAAGCTTGCGGTTTTTCAAAGCAACTAGCGCAACTCGAATTGCTTCTGGAGTATTACCAAGACCGCCCACTGTATCTTCTAAGAATTTAATATCCTTGTCTGATAAAGCACCTGATAAACCTGCTGCAGCACCGAGAACTTCTTGTGATAAGAATTGTTTAATTAATTGTGTTCCGGTCAAATCACCAAAGTCAGCAGTGATACCTAATTTTTCTGAAACACTTTGTACAAACTGTAATAAATCCCCACCTGCTCCAGTAATTGCTTCTTCAACTGTTGGCAACATTGCATCGACAGATTGGGCAACTTGTTGCGCTTGACCACTACGTTTTCTGTATTCCGTAATACCGGTAGCATTATGGTTAAACACCCACTCCTGTTCAGTCCGATCAAGTTGAACGTCTAAGCCTCCACGTTGTGATTTTTCGGTGATGTATTTTTGGAATAACTTAGATCGTTTTGCAGGATCATCTGGGAAAGCGGCTGCTAATTCTTTTTGATATGTTGTCATATCAACTTCAGGACGAACCTCCAACAAATCATAATCTGGATTGCCAGACTTTACGCTTTCTTGGAAAGCTTCAACAGAAGTCGGTGTAAACTGTTCAGGATCAACATTACCAAGACCGACAATACCCGTTTCTGCCTTAGCTTTGTCAGCTAAAGCATTCAACCGTTTTGCATCTGCGTCGGCTTTATTAGCTTCTGCTAATAACTTTTTACGTTTATCAACTTCAGTTGTTGTCTCTGCTTCTGCTTTTAAAGCTTTTGCGTTCGCTTCTGCTGTTTGAGCCGCTGCCCGCATTGCTTCAGCGCTATACTTCGAACGTAAATCAAGTTGTGTTTCAGCTTCTGCTTTAGCTTTTTGTTCAAGCGCCACATTTTTAGCAGCTTCGGCCTGTGTTTTGCTAATATCTGCTTCAGATTTTGCAGACTCTTGAGCCAATGCACGAGCTTTCTGAGCCTCAACAACTTTACCTTCTGCACTCAGTTTGTTTGCAACGTACAGAAGTTGTTTTGTTCTGTTGTCTGGATAAAGACGCTCCGCTTCTGTCGATATTCTTTGGAATATCTCACGGTTTTTAGCACCTTCGATCTCTTCTTTAGTTCTTGTATCTTGACCGGCAAATAAACGCCCTGCTCTACCTGCTGCAGTCACTGCTTGTGGAGCATAAAGTAGACCAACTCGTTCCGGTGCAACACCTGCAAGTTGTTGGCCCATTGCAAAATCACGAGCTTGTGTTGCTGCTCTAAGTTGTTCATCAGAACCAATCCCACCGAATAACGATGCTACTGATAATTTGTTATCTGCCATTTAGATCACCCAAAGATTTGTTCGTAAAGACCAGTAACACCAGACTGAATAGCTGTGCCAACCTGCGAAGCTAAATCAGATGCACCAAGTGCTGTACCTGCTGTCTGTACAGCCGGTGACAACAAGCCTGTGTAAGCCTGTACAAGTGGTGTGGTGTAGCCCATTGCAATCTTCTCACCTTCTGTTGTTGCTTGTGCAATCGGTGAAATAGCCGCTTGGAGCGCCTCACTCGCTGATAAGCGACCAGACTGTGCAAGCTTCGCAGGATCAACACCGGCCTGTAACAAGTTAATTAATTGAGCTTGTGGTGTGTATGCTGTACCTAACAAACCAGATACTAACTGTTGAGCCTGTTGTTGCTCTGTACCTGCTTGAGTCATTGCAGCGATAATATCTCTACCACGTTGCTCTTCAATCAGACTACGACGTTGGAATTCTTCCGGTGTCATACCACCGTACATCATTGATTGAGTCCCAATACGGCCTTGCGATAATAACCGTTGTTCTTCAGCTAAACGCTCACGTTCACGTTGTGGTTCACGAGCAGCCTCGATAGCTGCTAAAATCTCTGCTTCACGTTGTGATCGAGGAGCTAACAAACCTTGTAAAGCTGTTTGAGCACCTGCAAGCGCTTGTTGAGTTAATGCCTGTTGTGCTTCGCCTGTTGTTAATTGAGCACCTTGTGGTGTTAAGGACACACCACCCAAACCAGGTGTCGATGTTAATGTATATGGTTCAAACGCAGCCATTTGACCGGCTTGTTGCGCCAGTTGTTGAGCCTGACCTGCAACAGTTGGTCCAAGTTGTCGAGCCTGTGCTTGTTGTTCTTCTAATGCATACAGACTCGATAAACCTTGAATAGCTGTGTTAATACCTTCCGATGAAAATATGTTTCCTAACAAACCACCAAGATCAAACTCACCACTGGTAGCATTATCACCGTATGCCTGTGCGTACAGTTCCGCATCCGTAGCCATTAGTACGTTCCTCCATCAATAGTACCGGCTGTTAACGTACCCGTAACTGTTACAGTTGGTGCAGTCACAGTACCTGTAAATGTTGGAGACGCAATATCAGACTTTGTAGCGACTGCTGTAGCAATTGCATCATACTCGTCATTGATCTCTGAGCCTTTAATAATCTTTGCAGGGTTACCAGATGCCAAAGTATCCTTCACCGCAAAGTTGGTTGTTTTAGTATAATTTGACATTAGATAGTCCTTCCTACGATAGCTTGTGCAGTCATTCTCTGAATAGAAACGGCTGCACCATTTACTTCTGCTTCAATACCTAACTGAACTACTTGACCACCGCCACTTGCGTTTACGTTTGGGCGGTTTACAAGCACACCTGCGTTAAATTCACCGATGTTGTATTCGGCAATGTTGTACTCTGCAATCACTTGGGTAGATAACGTAAATCGTTTCTTCTTATATGCATAGGAATAGTCATAGCCCCAGTTAAGAGTAACGTCTGTTGCACTACCACCGATTACTGTGATTTTTAGATTCTTCAATAACTTCAAGTTAGATGGAGCACCAAAGTCAATGTAGTTGGTGAAGTACGACATTTGGTAACTATTACCGTTATCGGTATATCCATCGTATTTTGCAATACCATTTGGTTTACCGATATACAATACTCCATCACGACTTCTCAACAACGCCTGTGGAGTAATCGTATCCCATTGTGTTGCTCTGTGAGCACCGTCTTGTAATGGCGCTCGCATATCAAAACAATACGTCAAACCCGATGATGGTAACTGTAATAAATAGAATGCTTCTTCTGGTGAATACGCTGAAATTACATGAGCAGTCTCAGAAGTAATATAAGAAGTTAATTCAGTACGGATATTTTTACTAATATCACGCATTGGAGACGACTTCTCTTGAATTGTACGTCCGAGACTATGAACACCAGTATCTGATAAGAATATTAAATCTGAACCAGTGGTCTGAACCGAGTCTCTTGCGATACAACCAATACCAACAACGGTGTCAGTTAATTGCATTGTTGCAGGATCATTTGCACCAGAGTAGATCAATATCTGACGTTTGCCAAAGATAACTAAAAAGTTATTATGTATAGATAACGCTGTAATTTCATCTGCGCCATCAGGCCATACTTTCGAAACATCTATACTTCCGCTACTACCGGTATCCCATTTGAATCCAGTAAGTAGATCACTCCAGTAAATAGTGGTATTGTTGGTTGACGTTTTGGCAACCCACAGTCTACCAAATCCAGACTGCACAATATCACCAGAAGGTACAGTACCACTGTAATCAGCGTGTGCGCTAACTTCATCACAAGTTGTCCCATCATAGTAAATAGGATCAGACCCTTCACGGAACAAGTAATGAACACCGTTTAAAGTAGCATGATCGTATAAACCATCAGATACTGTGTGAGAAGCAGGGGTAATATCTGTAAGTGTTGTTGTACCTTTATAGATATTAGAATTAGAAGCACTAATAATTTCAGTTGTTCCGTCAGACTTTACAAACTCTGAAATCATAACAATTGAATCAGTTGTTGCCGTTGTTACATAGGACCAACCTTTACGAGCACCAATACGTCCAAATTGGTCAATAACACAATTATCGGCAACTAGCGCAAACTGTTCAGGTAATGAAGTTGGAGAATCTTGGGTGTTTAATCCAAAGAATCCTGGCGCTTGAATTGCAATACTTTGTAGTTGCTTTGCCATTATACGGTTGTCCAGAGAGTTCCTTCAGGATTTAAACTTGCATCATGTGCTATTGCATTATTTAAGTCTTGTTTAGCAAATGCTGATTG